GCTGAATTAAACGGGATTGTGGTTAACGGTTGCGATAAACCATTGATGGATAACGAATATTTTAAGGTGGTTGCAGGCCACAGAATGGAGGGGTATGAGAAAGTGTCCGATACTGATATGTACGGTAGGGAGTCCAAGTCTTGAAATCACGTTGTCGTCAATCAAACTTTACGCCAAAGATGCGCCTGTATATCTGTCGAGTCGGGCCGAGACAATGGACGAACGAGTTTACAAATGGGTACTCAACTCGTCGAGTAACTTCGGTGACGCTTACAACAGGATCATGGATGACGCATTCCAATACCACGATGCAGTCATCATCGCCAACGACGACATCTGCCTGACTCCAGACTCTTATAGACTCATTCTTGAGGATGCCGAGCATCTACAGAAGGCAGGGCATAAGATCGGTGTTTTGGGAGCGAGGTCGGATTACATTTTAGAGGCCCAGAACATCCGGTTCGAGGGTGGTGCAAGACACGGGTTAAAGTGGGCGGAAGAACAGACGATCAAAGAAACGGGTGTGATTGCGCCGATCTTTGCTTATGTGACCAAGGAAGCCTTCCAAGCGGTTAGGTTTCCTCCCATCAACTGGTTTTCAGATAACGTGTTTTGTCATACACTTACGGTATGTGATTTTAAGCATTTTGTTTCAAGGAGTTACGTCCACCACGCAGGCAGTCAAAGTGTGGGCAAAGACGACTCTAAGAACATCAAGGAGGCAGCAATATGGCTGTGGAAAAACGAACCAGGGATAGCAAGACACTACCGTCTCCCTACAAGCTAAAAGTGCCTCCTGTTCCTATCAGGTACGACAGGAAAGTAGGTATTCCTTTACAACCTAAGGAAAAGAAATGAAAGGCTTGCTTTCCCCTAAAGTGATGATCGTTGTGAAACAAAACGGCGAGGACGAAGAGTATTCAGACTGTCCTGTTGCGACACAAGACATCGAGGTTAACCTCAAGAACCGTCAGAAAGCGATAGACAAGGCTCAGTACGGGCCTATGAACCCTAACGAGCCTAATAGTCAATATTGGCGCGATATGGGTGCTAAGTGGCGTGTTTCTGGTGAGCAAGCAAAGAAGTCTCGTTGTGGAAACTGCGCTGCCTTCAACCAAAAGCAGTCTATGCTCGACTGTATTGAACAAGGTCTTGGCGAAGAAGATGACTGGTCGGCGGTCGATGCTGGCGATCTTGGTTTTTGCGAGATATTTGACTTTAAGTGCGCTGCGCTGAGAACTTGTGCGGCGTGGGTTACTGGCGGGCCTATCACAGACGAGGAAAGCGATGAAGAAAGCGATATGGGAGAAGGCGAGACCGAAGAAGCTGGGGAAGAGTGAACCTCTTTCCAAGTCTGAGAAGAAGTCCGCTAAGGCTATGGCCGCATCTGCTGGCAGACCTTACCCGAATCTTGTGGACAATATGAGAGCGGCGAGGAAGAAATGAAAAAGACCAAGGCTGAGAAGAAGATCAGTAAGGTTTACAACGAGTTCAAGGCTGGCAAGCTACATTCAGGCAAAGGTGGCCCGATTGTAAAAAGCCCTTCCCAGGCTCGTGCGATTGCGCTTTCTGAAGCCGGTGTAAAGAGAAAGAAATGACTGCCGCCTGGACTCGTAAGGAAGGCAAGAACGCTAAGGGTGGCCTGAACGAGAAGGGCCGGAAGTCTTACGAGCGTGAGAATCCTGGGTCAGATCTAAAGGCTCCGGTCAAAAGCGGAGATAACCCGCGTAGAGCGTCTTTTCTTGCGCGAATGGGTAATATGCCAGGCCCAGAGAGAAAACCCGATGGAAGCCCTACCAGACTGCTCCTTAGCCTAAAAGCATGGGGTGCAAGTTCCAAGTCTGATGCAAAAGCAAAGGCAAAAGCTATCTCGGCGAGGAACAAAAAGTGAAGCGTAGAAAAGGACTGTTAGATGAGGAGAAGTTTCTTCCTCCGCTGCCTGAGCAACTACCGAGGGGCGTAAGTTCGCTGCCAGGTTACGGTCAGACAAGTCCTATCGCGCAGGGATTACTAGGTTTTACGGGCAGGCAACCTACTTACTCGGTGATGGACCCAGAGGCTCAGAAGATGTCTGAGGCTTACAGGCTAGGTGAGCAAGCAAGTGTCGCTAGTCAGCTTTACGGGTCTGTGGCTCCCTTTGCGGTTGCTTCTGCGATGGCAAATGCGCAACGCGCTGGAAGCCTGCTAAGTCCGCTTACGGTATTCCATGGTTCTCCGCATAAGTTCAGTAAGTTTGATGCGAGCAAGATTGGTACAGGCGAAGGTGCTCAGGCTTACGGGCATGGCATTTACTTGGCTGAAAGCCCTGCAGTTGCGGACAGCTATCGTTCAGCTTTATCGTCGAGTAGAACGAAATTTGACGGCAAACCTCTTTCTGCCTTGAATATGCTTGAGCGAGATGCTGCCGACTATGTAACAACTTATGGCGGTAAGCAGCAGGCTTTAGATGTTCTCAACAGCAAGTTAAATGCTGCGAGTAAATTTGACGATTTGGACTACCTTGCTAAGGTTAGGGATAGGCTAATAAATGCCAACGTGAGTGTTGAGAAAGGCGCTTTCTACAAAGCAGATCTACCAGACGAAGAAATAGCAAAGATGCTAGATTGGGATAAGCCTCTAAGTCAGCAGTCTCGGGCTATACAAAAGTTTGCACTTGAGAACAGCAAGCCTTTGGCAAAACTAGTCAAATTTCAACAAGCTAACAAACTCAATGAAAACCCGCCAAAGTCCATCTATGACTTAAGTGGTGGCGAATTGATGCGAGAGCTTGGGTCTCCACAAGAAGTGGCGCAAAAGTTACGCGATTCAGGCATACCAGGGGTTCGCTACCTCGACCAAGGATCACGCGGTGCTAATAAAGGAACATCTAACTTCGTTGTATTCCCAGGCGAAGAATCTAAAGTGCGTATCATGGAGATAAACGGTAAGCCTGTAGTCATAGACGAAGAAGAGCTTATGAGATCAGGTTTACTAGGTCGGTAATCTGTTGCAAACAAACAACGAATGGACACTAAACAATCTGAAGATACTGAGAAAAAGATTCCACCGGCTGCTGGCAATGGGAGACCAAAGGGTTCGCCTAATAAGTCCACTGCTGCGGTGAGGGAAGCTATTGCAAAAATGGCTGAGATGAACGCTCCGAGGTTCTCCAATTGGCTAGACGCAGTAGCCGCAAAAAGCCCAGAAAAGGCTTGCGATATTTACTTGCGGGCTATCGAGTACCATATTCCTAAGTTGGCGAGGACAGAGGTAACAGGTCAGGACGGGCAACCAGTTGCTTTGCAAGTGACATGGGCGCAACCAGAATAATTATTCCCTACGCGCCAAGGCCGCAACAGCTTGCAATACATAGCGCGTTAGAGCAAAAGCGTTTCGGGGTAGTAGTTGCTCATAGAAGATTAGGAAAGTCGGTTAGTGCGGTTAACCATCTCATAAGAGATGCAATCACAAACCAAAAGGAGGCTCCGCGATATGCGTTTATTGGGCCTACTTACTCGCAGACCAAACGAGTTATCTGGGACTACCTCCTCAAGTTTACCGATCCCCTTAACGCCACTGCCAATATTGCGGAGCTACGGGTTGATTTCTGGGGCAGAAGGATTCAGCTTGCAGGATCTGATAACCCAGACTCTCTACGTGGACAGTATTTTGACGGCGTTGTATTCGATGAGTTTGGAGACCAGAACCCTAAAATTTGGTCGGAAGTGGTTCGTCCTGCCCTGTCGGACAGAATGGGATGGGCGTTATTCCTCGGAACCCCAAAGGGAAACAACCACTTCAAGACCCTGAGAGACCATGCAGAGCAGCATAACGATTGGGCGCTGCTTGAGTTCCGAGCATCCGAAACTGGTCTTATCCCTCAGGCTGAACTCGATGCAGCCAAGTCTGAAATGGGAGACGACAAGTACCTGCAAGAGTTTGAGTGTTCCTTTGACAGTGCAATCGAGGGAAGTTACTACGGGCAACTTCTCAATGAGCTACCGTCTGAGCGATTCCACGACATCCCTGTAGATGGTTTAGCTAAGACTTATTGCGCCTGGGATCTAGGTATAGGTGACTCCACTGCGATCTGGGTTTGCCAGAGAGTGGGCCTAGAGACACGACTTATTGACTTTGTGGAGAACCACGGTCAAGGGCTTGACTGGTATGTGAACTGGCTGAGAACGAACCATTACGAACTAGCCGAGCAGTTGCTTCCTCACGATGTACAAGTCAGGGAGTTAGGCACTGGACGCTCAAGGATGGAACTCCTACAAGAAGCAGGGTTAAACATCACGATTGTGCCGAGAATGAGTGTTGACGATGGGATACAAGCCGTGAGAAGGCTAATTCCTTATTGTTGGTTTGACTCCAAGACAAAGCGTGGAGTGGACGCGCTACGCAATTATCGGAGACAATACGACGATAAGCGTCAGGTCTATTGGGACAAACCTCTCCACGATTGGGCATCTCATGCGAGCGACGCATTTCGGTATCTTGCGGTTGGCATGTCCGAGACAACATCTTGGTCTAAACCTCTGAAACCTAACGTAAGCTGGGTGGTGTAATGGACGACGGTAGACTTAAAGCAATACTTCAAGGCGAAATCGACAACGCGATAGGCTTTCTTGAGACCGAGACGGTCGAGCAGCGTAAGAACGCGCTAACTGCCTATATGCGTGACCCCTATGGGAACGAGGTCGAGGGTCGCTCTCAGATCGTAACCGGTGAGGTTGCGGAAGCGGTAGACGGGATGCTCCCGCCTCTCATGCGTTTGTTTACGTCTGCCGATCAGATTGGTGTATTCGAGCCTGTAGGCCCAGGCGATGAGCCTTTAGCAAAACAAGCAAGCGAGTACACAAACTGGGTGCTCATGAAGCAGAACCCAGGCATCTCGATCATGCACGACTGGTTCAAGGACGCGATCCTTCAAAAGGTCGGGATCATCAAAGCCTACTGGGACGACTCGATTTCGGTCACAAAGGAGCAGTACGCAAACCTGACAGACGACGAACTCGCCATGATTATGTCTGACGGGACGATGGAGATCGCTGCCCAAGAGACGATTGAGCAAGAGATTGACGGTCAAATGATGCGCGTCCATAACGTTGCGCTGATGAAGCAAACCAAGTCAGGAAAGATCAAGATCGAGAATGTGCCGCCCGAAGAGTTCTTGATCTCAAAGGCAGGAAAGACTGTCAGGGACACGCCTTTCGTTGCACATAGAAAGCTCATCACAAGGTCTGATCTGGTTGCGATGGGGTTTGATCCTGAGATCGTGATGAACCTTCCGGTTTACAACGACCTTGAGTTTTCTGCTGAATACATAGCTCGATACAACCGAGACGAACAGCCCTACATGGAGCCAAGCCTCGACAAGTCCATGCAGACGGTTGAAGTGTTTGAGTGCTACTTAAAGACAGACTACGACGGAGATGGGATCGCAGAACTTAGACGGGTTCATTTTTCTGGGAATGAAATCCTAAGTAACGAAGAAACTGACTATGTGCCGTTTTACACCCTCTGTCCTATTCCGATACCTCATCGCTTTTTTGGGGATTGTCCTGCTGATCGTACAGTTGATCTCCAGCTTATCAAGACTACTTTAACGAGGCAGATGCTTGATAACCTGTACCTACAGAACAATACTCGGATGGGTGCTGTAGAGGGTCAGGTTAATCTCGATGACCTTATGTCGGTGACCCCTGGAGGTGTAGTGAGGATGAAGAATCCCGCTGCACTTGTACCGATTACAGTTAATCCTGTTGCTCAGCAGGTATTCCCTTTCATGGAGTACCTGGATCAGATCCAGGCCAAGCGTACGGGCGTTACCGAGGCTTCCCAAGGGTTAGACCCCAACATCCTACAAAACGTGACCGCTGCGGCGATAGCTGCCCTTACGCAAGCCTCACAGGGCAAGATAGAACTCATTGCTAGGATATTTGCAGAAACAGGCGTAAAAGATCTTTTCAAAGGACTTTTACATCTTTTATGCAAGTACCAGGACAAAGCAGTTTTGATTCGGATGCGTGGGGAGTACGTCCAGTACGACCCAAGAGAGTGGTCGAACCAGTACGATGTATCAGTGAATGTCGGACTTGGTACAGGGAGCATGGAACAAAGGATGGCTATGCTCAGTATGGTTCTTGCGAAACAAGAGCAACTCATGCAGACGCTAGGCCCGAACAATCCTTTGGTGTCTGTCTCGCAATATCGTGCGACGCTCGGAAAACTCGTTGAGGCTGCTGGCTTTGTAGACTCTGCTGAGTTCTTCAAGCCCGTTACACCTGAGATTGACGCA